GCTTTCAGTAATAGTCTGAGTCATCGTTTCAGTGATTGAAGGAGTCATGCTTTCAGTAATAGTCTGAGTCATCGTTTCAGTGATTGAAGGAGTCATGCTTTTAGTAATAGTTGGAGTAGTGACCAAGCAAGCCGTAATACTCGTTGAAGCGGAAGCGTCATAATTTCCTGGTTCGGAAAAATAACTATATTGCCCGCCTTCCTTGACATTCACATATACATATTTCGTTCCAGAATATCCAGAAGGAACTTTAACGACGACAGCAAAAGAATACCAGTTCGTGTCTGATATCTGACCGAGCCACCTGCCATAATGTCCGTCAGTATCTGGGTTTGCCATTGACGAATCATAAATTCCGTCCGCCGTTACAACCCAGTCATCAGTATATGCCATATTCGCATTATTAGAAAATCCTACGCCATACGAAACCCACGCATAAGCCGTCCCAACTTTATATTCAAAGTTTACCGTCAAATTTTGATTTACCGTATAACAATTACCCGTGACGGAAACATTTCTTACTTCCGCCAATGAAAATAAAAACTGCGGAATCAATAAAAATAATACGATTAGTTTTTTCATTCCAAATCTCCAAAAACATCTTGATAAATTGAATTACTCGTATTCCTTCCGATGTCGTATAAACAAGAATTCGCTGTTCCTGTCGTTTTTGATAATTGATTATAAATATTCCGCGTATTGCTGACGGATTCTATAAAATGAATCGCATACCAATAAGTAATATCGGAATCAATATAATTCCTTAAAAAGAACGCTTTGTCATGATTACATATTAAAACAATTTTTGAAGGGTAAGGGTCTTTTATCATGAATATATAAGTGACATCAGAATAAGTCGGGGGGTCTCCATATATATATAAACAAATCAATGAAATAAATATCGCGGCGATTATTTTCTTCATTAGTTAATACCCCGAGTCTTTAATGATTTATAAAACGCCGATTCAAACAATTTGTATATATTTTTTTCGTTCTTTATAATAGCGGGTAATAAATAAGGACGGGCAGGCATAGTGACTTCCTTTACCCGACGCCATAATCCGTCGTCAGTTTTGAATATTAGAAACGGAGAATATTTCGCCTTGATGACTCCGCCGACTTCATGGATTCGGGCTTGAACGGCGTTCGTCCCGACAGACCCTTCCACTCTTGAAGGTGGTAATTGAAGAATCTTATGCGTTATTGTATTTGAAAAATTTGCCGTTATCCTTCTTAATGAAGAAGAAGCCAAATAAGTATTCCCTGTCAACTGGAATGCTTTCTCCTGCGCCGAATCCATACTCTGCCCCGTAAGATATTTTTTTGCGTCTCCTTCCACTAAAAGGGTAGAAAGAACTACTCCCCTGTAAATGGTTTCGTCCATTGCGGCGGGGATATCAACGCGAAATCTTTTCTTCAATTCTTTTGCCCCGTGAATTTCAAGGCCGAATTTAAAGGGCATCAGTTCCCCTTTCTATATCAAGAAGGACTTCTTTGTGATGACTTCCGCCTTCCCAGCCCTTCAAGATATAAGTTATTAAATAAGTCCTGCTTTCAAAAACTATTTTGTCCCGCAACTGAATATCATCATTATATTTAAAAAATCCTTTATAAGTTGAAACCAATTCAAGTCCTTGCGCTTCAATCGCCTGCTTCCCCGTCAATGGCTGAATCAGACAGGGCAAATCTGTTATTATCGGATTCCATGATTCGGTAACTTCTCCGGTCAATGGATTCTGCGTTGAAGTATGCCTTAATATATCGCATTTATGCTTCAATAATGATTCATACATTGACATATCATTTTCCTTTATTCAGAATTTTGTTTTTGATTATCTCCGCCATATTAAATCCAGTATATCCGACTTCCGCATAAGTATCAAATCCCGCAGGATTCCCGTCGGGAGATATCCCGAGTTCTTCCGCCTTCTTCCGATATTCTGCCGCCAATTTAAGAATGTTAGCAGTCCCAGAAGTCTGTGAGTAAGACCCAATTGTAAATGATTCAGTCCCAGCAAGTTTTGCGGAATAGGATTCAAGCGCCGCGGCCGCCGCAAGATATATATTGTCCCCGTTGAGAGTCAGAAACGCCGTGATGTCGGCATCATCAGTAAAAATTATTTTACCTTTATCATTTATAAGAAGACGAACGATTTCAAGATTTGTCATATCAAATCACCCCGCATGGTTTTTAAGGAAGCCCGCCCTTGAAAGAACGGGCTTCCTTTTATTTCAACTTCTTACAGCCCTGTGCCCCATGCGGCCGCCTGATGATATCTTGTAATCACATTTGAGAAGAAGCGGGCTTTGATTTCAAGAGTATCATTCTTGAATGCCCCGAGTTCTCCCGAAAGCGCGGCATTTATTGCCTGCTGGTCTGAAATCTTAACCAGCAACTCAATGCCTTTATGCCCTGTCAAAGTCAGATGCGAAAGCGCGGGCATATCTGCGGGATTAGCGAAAACATAATATCCCGTTGTAGAGATATCGTCCAAGTCGGGTAGGACAACAACATCAAGGTCAAATTTCATCGCCATGCCGTCAAGTGTCTGCGGGTAGACCGCGTAAAAAGGATTCACGAGTCTTTTGGCTTTGAATTCAAGCGCTGTCGGAACTGCGAGATGTGCCCCCTTGATGTAAAGCGGATTTCCTTTTGAATCTTTCTGCGCAGTGATTTTAGCAAGCAGGGCAATCAAATTAGCTTCATTCAAAACTCCGGTCGCGAGATAATTTCCGTTTGTCCCGTTGAAGAATGAAGTGTTGCCTGCGAATGCTGAAACTATCTGCTTGAACATTGTCCGCTTTCCCGCCCTGATAAGTTTCTGCTGTAAGTCTCCGAGTTCTCCGAGAGTATCGGAAAGCAGAGTTTCCCATGACAGGCGAACTATTTTCCCGAATTTCTTAACGCTGGCTTCCGTAAATGAATCAGTGAATCCGGTGGCCTTGTAATCTTCCCCCTGCTTCACTTCTTCAAATTCGTCAGTCTCTGTCGTCTGAAAAATCTTAACGGGTTTGAAATCAGCCACCGGCCTTTCCTTGACTAATTTCATAGCATCTCTGTCAGGCGCGTCAATTGCGAAATTCGGCGCCGAGTCAAGGTAATGCTGAGTGACTGCGAGATTCGCAATTAAGTCTGCGCCAGTCATTGTCTCCTTGCCTTCAACGCGGAGTGATTCTCCCGCTTTGATTTTCTGGAGTTTCGGACGTATTGCTTCTTGAACCTTTGCGTCTTTAAGGATTGACTTTAACGGAATAAATCCTTCCGTAAAATCCGCCATATCTGAATGTGATTTTATTTCTGTAAACATTTTAATTCACCCCTTCCTTTTTATGTTCTGTCCTGAATTATTTCTACATCTGATGCGGTTTTGGCTGTTGCCGTGGCGTCAAATCCGCCGACTATCTTTCCGAATTTCTTATTTGCCGCGCCCGCTTCATCAAGCGCAGAAAGTGAAAGTTTAACTCCCGTCGGCATCGTGCTTGATTTGTCAAAGTAAACTGAAGTCCCTTCTGCGCATGCCGCCCACGCTGATTCAGCCCCCGTGGTATATGTCGTAACATTCCTGACTGAATGCTTATAAGTCGCGGTCGGGGCAACATCCACTACCGCCTTGTTTGATGCGTCGGCGTCGGTAATTGCCGTTCCGAGAACATCCACTATTTCTACCGGTGCGCCTGATTTAATTCCAGCGCCAGCAGTCAAGTTGATTGTCCTTGAATCTCCTGAAACATAATTTATTGCCATGATAATTCACTCCCTTTCTTTTATTTTTTCTTACTTTCCGCTATGCCCTTCAGTAAGGACTCAACGGATTCTTCCTTGTCTCCTTCTTCTCCGCCTTCCGGTTTTGGGTCAGGGTCTCCGTTCGCAAAGACTTTCGCTTTTGAAAGGGATTCCAGATAATCTTTTTCTTCCTTGATTATCTTTCCCACTTCGTCCGCGATTGATTCCGTCTTTTCGTCAATTGCTATCTTTGCGACTTTTTCCCTGACTCTTGCTTCCGTTGACTCAGGAAGTTTCGCTTCCTTGATTACCGATTCAACGGACTTGATTAAGGATTCCTTCTTTTCTGCGAGTTTTTTTTCGGAAAGTTCCTTTTCCAGTTTTGCTTTTTCGGATTCAAGTTCCTGAATTCTCGTGTCTTTGTCTTTCATTTCTTCTGCCCCCTTTGCTGATTCCTGAATTGCCGCGACTATGTCGGGTCTTTTTTCTTTTAGCGTTTCGGCTGTGAGTTCTTCAAATTTCATTTCGTCACCCCCTTCCTTTTCTGATTTTTTTAATGACTCAACCGATTCAACTTTCCCGCCAGCATTTCCGGTCGTTACGAAATCTACTGACAAGACTTCGTCAAAATCCGATATTATCATCGTCGGCCGTCCTTCGTATTCTCCCTGTTCTCCGAGCAAAAAAGCATGGATTGATAAATCAGCCCCGACTTTTGCTTTACTCAGATTCTTTAACCACGAATGAATCTTTTCGGATTCATGCGCAGGTGAGCCATGAATAACAGCCCTTCCTTTTATATATGCGACGGCTTCTTTATCTGCGGGAATAAATTCCGCATCGTCAATCGTCGCAATATAATCTTCAACGCTTCGTTCAGGCCTTTCAAATTTTTCCGATGCGGACATATGATTCAAATACATTTTCGCTCCGATGAATTTCCCTGCCCCCGCCTTCAATGCGGCTTTGCTGTAAAATCTCTGCTTGTCTTTTGTCAGGCCTTCACTGATTATCTTGATTGATGCCTTCTTGATTCCGAGCGCCGACTCTTCTACGCCGAGAAGTTCAAATCTTTCAGTGACTACCAATTCCTGCCTTTTCGGTTTCGTTTCCGTCTTCATTCTTTTTCACCCCTTTCAGTTCAGCCCGTAAGGTCTGATATAATAATTACAACGACAATTTATAATTTCGCCAGCAGACGCCGAATAGTCCGCAGGGAACATCATTCTTTCCCCGCCAACAACAAATTCTTCTTCAAACGGAATCTCCTTCCCTTCTCCGTAATTATTTTCCGCGTCAATATGCGTATCCCGAACTTTTTCGTCACTCGCGGTCTGCCAACCCTTCAAAGCCATACCCGACAATCCGAGTTCAGACAATTCTTTGTTTGCTAAAAGGAAAGACCCTTCACTTGCGGCGGTATTGATTTCAGTCCGAGCAATAGTTTTGTAATTCGTCTTCAATGAATTCATATGTTCAATTATTTTAGAAGCGGGCGCGCCTTGCGATACCCCCGCGACTAAGACTCCTTTTAATTCGTCGGAGATTGATTTCGTTATCTGAGTCGTAACGATTTTAAAAGTCCTGTCCATTATTAAAGGGACTACCTGATTATTGAAATATTTTTTATCAAAAGGAACGCTAAATTTATTCGCCATATAAACCCCCGCAACTTCAATCGCCCGTATTTTATGGCGGGATATAGTAGCAAATAAATCCGTTGAATATTCCTGCCCGACAGCATCTACATTTATAGTCGGAATAAAGGCTTCCTGCGCAGTATAGGGTTTTAGTTTAGCAATCACATCATCAACGAATCGCCACATGATTGCCCGCAATTCACGGGCAAGTCCCGCTTCAATCCGATTCAATCGGGTTCGCGGAAGTCCTGGTATCTTCTTCCCCTTGAATTTATTTTTCGTCGGCATCGCCTTTACTCCCTTTTGGTTCTCTGTCTTTATCCTTGTCCGCGTTATCAGTGTTGTTTGCGTCTCCGAGAGTCTTCAAAATCTTTTCAAGTTCAGATTTCGCGTCTACATCATTACCAGCAGAAAGAAGTCCTTCTCCATAATCTCCGAATAATTCGGAGATTTTATCATCGACATTATTATATCCGAGTATCGCATATATTGTTGCGGCCGCGTCTTTGTCTGATATCAATCCCGCATTATAAGCAAATACGATTGATTGTATCATGGATAAAGTCTGTTTAACTAATATTTCAGGTGGAATTATTGAAAGATTTAAAGTTTCATAAACCAGAGTTTTAATATCGTTTACAATCTTCGCTTTCGCGTCAGGGTCTGTCGGGATATCGTATCCCTTTTCTTTCGCTTTCGCCATTATATAATTGACCCCATGAATACTGATAACTTTCAATACCGCAAACTTCATTACTTCTTCAATGACTTGCCCCAGTTCCGCCTGCTGTCTTTCAAAGTCTTTCAGCATCGGCAGTTCCATGCTGGTTGCGGTTGCGAGATTCGCGTTCGCGGGATTCCCGAAATAATGCTCCATTTTTTGCGAGCCCGCGGAAATCTGTTGCATCAAGATTCTTGAAGTATCCCAGAAAGCGCCAGCATTATGTTTTATCTCAATAGGGGTATTATCTACCTGGTCGGTCTCAAACAAAGTCGCCCCAGTCGCGGGTTTCGTTTTATTTAAATTCAAATCGGAAGTCATCGTCTCTGCGAGTCTGCGGAGTCCGTCAAGTTGCGGTTTTGATAAGTTATTTTTATATTTCTTCTTCCATGCGAAAGTTGAAAGGGCTTTGAGTATCGTGGCCGCATCTTCCGCGACTCCCTTGTGCGCGTGAAGATATTTAATGACTGAATAATATATCGGCCAGCCCCGCAAAGATTTTGAAGCGGGATTCCCGAACGAAACTAAATATCCGTATAACTTGACATCATCCTTTTCTGCGGGCTTGACGGATATCGTCTCTGCGTCTTCATCACTGCAAAGAATATCCTGAATATAGAGAGTCCCCGTTTTTTCTTCCGTATACTTCCCTTCTTTCGGGTCATATTTCTTGCGGGATTCCTGATACTTATAATAAACGATATAATCCGAATCCCCTTCCAGCGTTACAACTTCCTGAATCCGTGAAGTATCTTTTTCAAGACGGATAATACATTCTCCGGTTTTCTTATGGATATAAATCTTGAAGAATATTTCTCCGGTCAAGTCTTTCTGTTCCTGAATTTTCTCCTGCGCTATATAGGAAGAAAAAGTCCTACGATTCTCCTTGCTGTCATAAATGAAATCAATGATATACTGAATCAAGGGATTATTTGAAATCGGACGCTGGAATCCCGTT